CAATGCCGATATTTGACTGTTGCTATAATCAATCATGCCTTGTTTTTAATGCGCCCTGTGCCGTGACACATATTACATTTGCGGTATCCGCTGTTGCCGCCTGTTTTCTTTTGACGCTTTGTAATCTTGATTTTAACGTGCTGTTTCGCCATAGTCGCCGTTTACAATGTAATTGTTGCCGTTGTTATCCGCTTGCTGGTCTGCCTCGATTTCAACCGATGTATCGGTGTATTGCGCCTCGTAATATACCCACGCCGTGTTACTGATAACAAACGCAAGGAACATAATTATACACAATATCCACAACCGTTTTATCGTGCGCTCCTGCCTTGCCTGTGCGCTCTCATGCGCTATATATGGTACGTCATTCATGTGCTGTATCCTCTAGCCCGTCAATGCGCTTATGCGCGCTTTTAACGCTTGCCTCGATCTCGATGATCTTATCACGCAAAAACTGTTGTTCAGACTTAAACTCGCGCATATCTGATTTAATCTCGTTTACTGTTGTTCCGACCGCGTCAATTTTAACGATCATTGTTGCCATTTGTGTTGCATCTGCCTTGTCGTCGGTCGTTTTTGATCTCGTCAAGTTTCGTATCCCAAAAAATATAGCAAATACGGTTGATACAACGGCAATCGCTGTTGATATATCAATCTGCATTGCCAACCTCCTGCGGTTCTTTTAAGCGTTCCATGATCTGCTCTGATGCCAGCCGCCGCAATAACAACTCAAACTTTGTCTTAAATTCTTCTTTTGTCTTAATCTGTGGAAAGTAAATCAATCCCATTTCCTCAAACCACATATACATATCAGATACCTAATGCTTCCCATGTTTTTGCGCCGATAATGCCGTCAGCAACCAAACCTTTGCTCCGCTGGTATTCCATAACAGCCGCTTTTGTATTGCGACCGAAAACGCCGTCCTCGTTGCCGCAAGCAAACCCCAGCAAATTGAGGTATTTCTGCCAGTGTAAAACATAATCGCTTTTGCTCCCGATCAACAACGTCGGGTAATGCTGTGCGATAGTTTCGACCTTTTGCCTCGGTACGGCGTGCCCTAATACTTCTGCATCCCACTCATATAGTTTATAGTCATTGATTTTAGTCAACAAAGTTGTCGAATAAACAGGCGATGATGCGTACCCGTCAGCGTGTACGTTGTTGCACGCCTTTACATAATCGGTTTCGCCACGCAAGTTTTTATACCTTGCCAGCCTATTAAATAGCCCCGAATGATCGTTTATTGATTCAAGCCACGACGGGTATTTTCTAAACGCCGCGTTGACCCTAACAGCAATGCCGTTGTAGTATTCTGTGGTTAACATAGTCACGGATTGACCGTTATATGAGCCTTTGATGCCGAAAAGGTTATTTGCCTTTACCGTCAAGCCGCTGTTACCCTTGCCGCTTTCGATAAATGCCTGCGCCGCCGTCAGTGACGCAAGGATACCCGACTTTCGCATATCCTCAATCACATACGGCTTTAATTTTTCCAAAAACGACTTGTCTGTATATGCCATTAACCTTTAACCGCCTGCACCGCGCCCTCAATGATCGCGTTAATCTCAACCTCGTTGATGTTCAGTCCCAGTTCTGCCGCCTTATCGCGTACCAACTGGACAGCGTATCGCTTTTTTTGCGCCCATTCCTCAACGGTGTATATTTTTTCTGCCGATCTGACGCAAGTTTCAGCAAATGCAACAATCTGATTGTATTTGTCCTCGCCGACCTTGTTTTTTAGCCACGGGATAACATACGCTGTTATCAGTATGATTGCAACCGTCACGACAGATTCAACAAGTTTTGTAATTAACTCGGGATTCATAGTCACGCCCTCTCTTTTGGTTTAGTTTACTCCATATCTTGTGTATCGTCAATGTTTTTATGCCTTATTTTGTTAACCGTTATGATCATTGTGTTAACCGTTTCAAGCAATCCGCTACCGACAACACACGGTATCAGCGTGTCATATTGCCACCCGTTGTATGTATATATAACAACTGTTGCAATTATAAACGCCGCAAGGAAGATGCCGACTATTATCAGCACCTTATCAAGCGTTTTCATTTTTGGTTTTCGTTTTTTACGCATATCCGCCCTAAAGTGCCGCTATTATTCCGCCCAACTGTAAGAGAGCGTTGATTGTTATTGGTTCTGTCATATTTATTTCCTTTATCCTGTTAATGCGTCAATGTGTGGCTACCTTCTGCATACTTATTGGTACTACTGTATCGAAAAAATCGTAACTAATTTATTGGTACTTGAAGTAGTGCTGTTCATCGTTACAGATAATGAAGATTGACAGTTCGTTAACTTATACAATCTCATTATTCCGTTATTATTTTCTTTTGTGTCTAGCAATTCATAACTGCAACCACTTGTTGATGCAATGGTTGTATTATTAGCTCTATAAGTAGCGTTAGTGGAAGCTGTTGTTGTTACTGCGTATAACGTAGATTTTGCGTTATTAGATACAGATACTTGTACTCCTGCGCCTGTTCCGCTTGCTATTGCAAGCATCTTAGGAGTACCTCCACTCGGGTTACTGCTATAAGCATATCCGCTACTTGTCATGTTCTTCATGCCAGCCGAAAAGTATGTACCGCTCGATGAGGGTGTAACACTCGAATAAGAGTTAATCAAATATCCGCTACCACCCATTTTAACGATATCGCCGCTAGACACGCTTGACGGACTCGATGAAGGTGTTTTGCTTGTATATGACTGTATAGCGTAACCGTTACCATTAGTGGTATATGTCTCGCCGTTAGTCAATGCTACGGGTGATGAATTGCTCGGTGTTATCTCTGTACCACTGCCACCGCCCGAAGGATTCATTTCTACTAACATAGTATCTCTCCTTATTCTTCGGGAATGTACTTGTTATCGTATTCCTTTTCTATGGTATTGCCCCACGAATCAAACAGAATCGCAAATGCAAAATCGTTGCCATCCTTGATGATGCGACCTAAATTGTCATGGTATGCCTGTTTAGCCACCGAAATATCATCATACATTCCTATAAGGCTATACTCCCACTTCTTCGATTCTGCGTATCTAAACGCTCTTACAACAAAAAATTTTGTTTCCATAATTCATTCTCCTTTACTTTAAGATTCTTAAATATACTGTTGCTCCGTTATCCGCATCCGTTGTGTATGTGACGCTCATGTTAGATGTTCCCGAACCCGTTATCGAACTTATCTCGGATGAAGGATTCTTATTTGTTGAACTTCCGTTTACAACGCAATACGGCTTATATCCCCAACCTTGGGTATCATCCAATCCGCTGAATGTGAATGAACCGCTTGAAACTGTGGTCGGCGCAGTCCACTCGTCTAGGTCTGAACTATCGGCTTTGCCACTTATCTCACCTGCCACAAATGATGCTATACCCCCTGCATCCGCAACCGCATTTGTGCTGTCGTATACCGATTTTGTCATATCGCCGCTACCGCCGCCATCTTCACCGTCAGTAACGCTATAATCAAAATGCGTACCGTCAGAAAATGTCATGCGGTATGTCTTAACCTTGCCGCTTGTTGATAGCAGGGTAACGCCTGTTACGCTTACGCCGTTATCCCCTTTTTGCCCTCTCGGAATAAATAAATGAAATATCGGGTCAGTATTTGTGCCCGTATTTGTTACATACGGCGTTGCGTCGGGTGCTATTGCCGTTACATCTGCGATCGTGACCGTTATACTTGCATCTATACCCGAATCCACAAACGCTTCGGTGTTGGTATCCCATACAAACCAATTACCATTTGAACCTATATACGGCGGATTCTGCGACAGTGTTTCGAGTGCCTCGACTAAATCCTCGGCTTGGTCGAGATAATGTTGTATCTGCGGCACAATAACCATAACATCATCAGCCAACTCAACAACCCTGTCGTCAATCTCGTCAACCGCTTTAGACAGACTGTTCAGATTGCTTTCATTCAAGGCAGGCGTTGCGTTGTTGTGCCAATACTGTCTATCATATAACTTTTCCATAGATTACCTCCTAGAATATATCAAGTGTGCCGTTTATCATTTCGTCTTGCAAGTTTTGGATACCTTTAAGGGTTCTCCGCAAGACATATGATGTGTATGTGTTCTGTCCGACACTGATCTCAACCTCATCGCCTGTTTCAATATACGGCAACCCTGCGCACCACATTTCAAACGGAAACCACGTTATGTTTCGCATTTTCTCAACCATTGCATCGGCATAATCGCCAACGTCCTCGTCTGCCCACACAAGATTCTTGAAAAGCCAATTATCGGACATATTATAATCATCAGTGCCGTGCGTGTTTACCGTGCGTTGCAACTTCTTTTCGACTTCGGATACAGTACCCGTGTCGGGGTCAACCTCTGTACCCTTGTATGTAATAATCAGATAGCGGAATGACCGCACATTACCCTCATCAGCCCACAATTTGCTATACATCGCCCTGTTTGCCCGTTCTGACATACTATTCGGGTATAAATCGTCAGCAGGATACAACGTATCAGCAGGCAATAATCGGTTATTATTTAACTCAACACCGCTAAACAAGTCGGTTTCACGGTCAAGTTTGCCGTATTGACAATGCAATTCATAATTTGCGCTTACAAGGTCACGCAAGGTTACATCTGCCAAATTATCTTTGTTTATTTCTATTGATTCTATATCATCCGTGTCAATCTCATATATTATTACATCATTTTCTTCCAACTGCACACTTGATTCCCATAACAACTGATAATTTCCAGGACTACTAGAAGAGGTGTTACTATAAAGCTTTGTCATACAATTAAAATCTATTGTTCTTATATTGTATAAATACTCTAATTTTTCAAGACTTCCAAAAGTCGTGTATGTTGAAGAAATTGATGATTTATCAATTTCTTCTAGCGAATACATTCCGTTATAAGTATTGCCAGTACCAAATATGCAATCCGCAGTAAAAACCCTGCTATATGGCGAAGTCCAAAAATAATCTTGCGTGTGATACGTCATAAAATTATTCCAAAACGTATCAGGATTTTGTATATTGTTATAAACATATTCTCTGAATTCAGCAATACATGTTTTTATTTTATTAACAAGTATGCTAATATCAAATTTATATCGTTTATTTATATCTAACCGCTGTGTTGAAAAACTTTCTATGGTACGATATTGTATACCAGCAGGCGCACCAAAATGTGGATAATATGTCGTATTATTTCCAACCAATTTGAAAGTAAACGGATATATTCCCCAGTCTGTCATAATTCCAGTTACAACAACCAACGATGTTATTTCTTTTGGAGTGATTTCATACCTCTCAAGCAATATATTCTGAATCGTCTGCAATGTTACTGCTGTTGTATCGTCCGAATCGCTTTGTATTTCCTCAATCAAATCATTTGCTTTTGAGTCCAAGTAATCACTCAACAACTTGTTATAGCAGGACACCTTTAATATGCCCGTGCTTGCCTGTCGGCTACATTCCTTGACGGTAAACCACCCAAGCGTTACGGGATGCCAACTATCGACATCATTTTCGTTGATATAATTGACCTCAACGTATGCTTTAAGCCTACGCCCTGTTATGTTTTCTACACCAAAACACTGAAACTCAAGTTGTGTACCCTCGCACAACCCAAATTTTAATTCAGTATCTGAACACATGCGCTCGTCAATGCGTACCGATTCTTTCACAAGGTTATCATTTTCAATACTGAAATCGACCTCGGATTCATCAGCGTTATACACATCAAATCTGTAATTTTTCCGTGTGTTGCCCTCTCGCAACGCCTCTTTGACTAAAACAGGTACGTCAATCATCGTTCCTCTACCTTTATTGTGAATGTATCAAAGTAATTGCCGTTGATCATTTCCTTATGCGCATTCGGCGTTATATCGCAATAAGCGTTAATCGCTTTCATGCTGTTGCTCGTCTGATCGTATACGGCAAGTGTGGTTATATGGTTGTTTGTTGCACTATTCCACAACGCCATGAATGCGTCGGTATCCATACCATCCATACCGCATAACCACACTTTGAATGAGCCTGTCATGCGTGTTCGGGTGTATATCCTATGCTCAACATAATTCCCGTCCTGCCATGATTCGTACTTTTCCTCGGGTACAATTTTGTAATTTTTCCAATCGATATACGGTGTGATATCAACACCGCCCACAACAACTAATGTATTCATACTGTCACCAAACTGTCACGCCCTGTTAATCTGTAATTACTCGTCGCTTTGCTTTCGACTACCCTAAACAACCTGTCAGCATCGCCCTCAAGTGTTACATATACATTTATTATCGGCTGTTCGCCTGTCGGGATTGCTGATACGTTTGCAAGGTTGCCGCTAAACAAATCGGATAACGGATTTATTGACGGTACTATATCACTCACGAGGCTGTCAATGGAATCAAACAACGTGCCTGCATTGTTTTCAACGCCAAGTGCTATGCCAGCAGGAATCCATTTACCGATTTCGTCAGCCATAACCCTTGACGGTGAGCCGATTTTAAGGTTATCTTTAACTCCTTGAATGAAATCGCCAACAAGACCTTTCATCCATTCCTTGAAACTACTCCAAGCGTTACTAATACCGTTTTTCAAGCCATTAACAATGTCTTTACCGATCTCGATCATTTTGCTCGGAATGCCTTTCATTATGTTAATCAATCCATCCTTGAACTGGTTGGCTATTCTCGGGGCTTCGGTGATAAAATTCTGACCGAAATTCTTAAGATTTGTTATTACATTATTAAACGTTTCTGCAATCTTATTTGGCAAGTTAATGATTGCGTTGATTGTCTGTGCCACCATTTGCCCTGCAAAGTATGCCGCACGTTCGGGTAACTGTTGCAACCATGTTACGGCGGTCTGGACAAGGTTTGACAGCACACCGCCCATTGATTCGCCCCACGACGCACCTGTTGTCATTATCATTTCGCCGACAGCCGCAAATATCTGCATAAATGCATCCAGCAACAACGGCGCACTCTCAATAATAATAGTGACTATTGATTCAATGATCTGTGGGATTGCTTCAACCAGCGCGGTCATTATCTCGGGCAAAGCCTCCGCCAGCGCAAGATTTAACTGTACAACACCGTCAATCAACTGTGGTAACGCCGCTAATAACCCTTGCACAACCGCATCAATAATCTGCGGCAACGCTTCAACTATGGCTTGTATTATCTCGGGGAGTGCCGCAACAAGACCCGTAACCAACTGAATTGCGCCGTCTATCAACAACGGCAACCCCTCAATTATCGCATCGACAATGGATTGTATCAATTCGGGCAAACGCTCTATCAATAACGGTAACGCCTCAATTAGTCCGTCAGCCAATCCCAAAATCAACTGGATACCAGCGTCTAACAATAACGGGGTATTGTCAATCAAATGTTGGGCAATGTCCATAACTACATCGACAAATAAAGGCAAAATCTGCGGTATTGATTGACTTATTCCGTCGATCAAATTAGCAATGATCTGCACACCAACGTCAACGATGGTCATATAATTTTCTTGAAACGCACCAAGTATCCAATCAAAAATTTGGGTTATTATGCCCGTTCCCTCTCCGCTGGTCGCTTCAAGCATCGCATTAAACAACATTTCGATAATGTCATACGCGGCAAATACAAGCGTGTCAATGTTATCCATTATAGCCGCACCCAGCGCACCGACTATCTGTATTCCTGCGTCAATAATGGTCGGTAATATATCACTTACCAACGATGGAATAACAGCCGCTATTTCGGGTGCAAGTGCCCCGATCAGTTCGACAATGCCTGTTAATGACCGCTGAACAACAGGTATGACGTTCTGCCCGAAAGTCTGTGCTGATGTCACAAGGTTGCCGATACTTTCCGATATTACGGTCATATCGCCCTCACCTATTGCGGTTAACATATTTGCCCACGATGCTTTAACCATTCCCAGCGAGCCGCTTATTGTTGTTGCCGCTTCTTCTGCCGTTGTGCCTGCGATACCCATGTTTTCTTGTATAACATGGATTGCATTTATAACATCTGCATAACTACTGATGTTAAATTTGGTATTTGCGAGTTTGCCTGCATCATCAAGCAAACGTTGCATTTCTTCTTTTGTACCGCCGTACCCAAGTTTCAGATTATCAAGCATGGTATAATTTTGTTTCGCAAAACCTTGATAAGCGTTCTGTATGGATTCCATGCTTGACCCCATCTTGTTTGCGTTATCAGACATATCAATGATTGCTTGATCTGCAACCTTTGCCGCCTCTGCGGTATCGCCGCCCAGTGATTGCAACAATGATGCCGAAAAACTTGTCACGGTTTCCATATACTGATTAGCCGACAAACCAGCCGTTTCAAATGCCACCGACGCACGCTCTTGAACAAAGTCTGCGCTGTTGCCAAACAGCGTTTCTACACCGCCTACTAACTGTTCATACTCGGCAAAACTTGAAACCGCGCTTTTAGTCATAGCAATAACAGCCGTAGAAGCCACACCGACAGCCGCCGCCCCTACCTTTGCAACCGTCTTTACAGCACTACCCAGACCGCCTGCAAGTTTTGACCCGAAACTGCTTGATTGCTGGCTTGCGTCGTCAAGTCCCTTGTCGTATTCGCTTTTGTCTAATGAAATTTTCGCGTAAAGGTCTAATACATCCATTAACTCAAACCCTTTTTGATATGATCAATGATCTCGTCCGCGCTTTTTTCCTCTTTCGGGTGTATGATGTCAACGTATTTAACGTTGACCTGTGCGCCCAAACTTCGCGCGATACATGATAGCATCTCTGTTGTATAGATACGATATGCCTCGGTTTCCTGTTCTTCTTGAAAAAGGGATATGCAGTGTTCAATTACATATCCCTTTCCAAATACTTGCAACATATCAAGCCTTATAGACTTGATATATCTAAAATACCTTTCTGCTCCAACCGCATCAATGATGTAAAAAAATCAAGTACGTCCTCGTCGGCGATCATTTCCCCGAATGCTTTAATATATTCGGTTGCTTTATGGCTGTTTGCGTCCTGCGGCTCAACAAAACACATTAACGCCAGCACTTCAAGTGTTTTTTCGGCGTTTTCATCAAGTGCCGCGTCAAGGATTGCCGACATATTTTTCTTAATCTGCTCTTTTGTCTTAACCCTGTTCTTTTCCGTGATCTTCGCTTTTTGCGCCTCGTCCATATCGTCGGTTATCGGGTCAAGTTTCGGCATGTTCTTGCGAATATCCATTATCTTTGTGGCTTTTAGCCAACCCTCAACCGATTTTCTAATTTTGTTTGTCTGACGCAAAAAGTCAACCGCGTCGCAATTAGCCAAATGCTTCATATGATCTCCTTATGCTGTTGTTGCTGTTGCTATGATCTGAACATTTCCCGTAACACCTGTTATTGTTACCGTGTTGTCAGTGCTGTCGTATGCTGTTGCTGTTACGTCCTCGCCGCCCATAAGTACAATAACACTTGCTATTGTATAATCAGTGTCGGCTGTGAGTGTTATATCAAGGTTGCCGCCAACCGCAACGCCGCTTTCCTCATAGTCGCTGGTAACGTGTGAAAGTGTCTGTATAACGTCGTAAAATTCAAGTTCTGCATCACTTGAATAAAACTCCATAGGAACAACGTCCTGCGCCTTGATTGATACATGACCTGTGATCGTCAGTGCAACCTGTCCTTTGCCGTTCTTTGTGGTCTGTAAACTAAAACCGCCCGTTGACAGCGCGTTCATAAGGCGAATCGCAACAAAACCGCCATTTGCCTTATCGCCGACCCACCATAAGTCACGATAATCGGTCAGTTTTACATTCTGACGGGGTACGATCTTCATTGTACCGTCTATATCAGCCGCGCCAAGTGCCATTTGTATTAACTCGGGTGATGTTCCAAGTCCTGTTGTGCTGATTGAGCAATCCCAGCCGTCAAGATGCTTAAACTCCATCATATTGTTAGGCACGTTATCAACATCCTCGCCAAAATCGCTGAATGTCGGCGCACAAACAGGATTGATACCGCCTGTTGTAGCGCATATAATATCTTCGTCGGCTGGTGCTGTCGGATTTTCGGGGTTAAACCGCTTCAACAGTACGCCTGCGTCTAACTGTAATGCGTCGAATGTGTTCTCGGGTATTTTCGTGAATCTCCCTGCCATTTTCTATATCTCCTCTCAATTTTGTGTTAAAAATTCAATCTCAAACGCCAGCCGTATGCGTCTAACGCCGCCGTCGCTCGGTTCTTCCATGCGTGTACCCCATGCCATACCATCGGGCAAACGTACTTTCATGCGTCCGCCGTCAATCTTGACACTTGATACCATGTTATCAATATACGTTGCGATCTGTTGTGCCTTGCGGCTGATCTCCGCCCATGAATTAGACCGATACCACAAGTTAACAGCCGTCGTTGTTGCCGCGCCCATATTGCCAGCAACCGCCTCATAAGTGATATACGGCATAACAGCATCATCGGGTACGGTTGTTTCGTCATACGCTGGCAAATCAAAGGATTCCCACAAGGTTTGTTGTGCCTGCCACTTATCCATTGATAATAAACTCCTCTGCTGTCACTTGTCGCATATCCAGCGTTGCACTTTTGGGAGTGTATTTGTCGTCGCCGTCCGATGTTACGCGGAATATCTTTCCGTCGCGCACCCTGCGGAATACGTCGTGATATTCAAGCGTCATGCCACGGCTTGTTGTGACCGTGTAAAGGCTGGTAACGCCCTGCTTCTGTCCGACCCTCGCCTCAATAGACGTATCAAAGGCGATTGCCGCCTTAAACTCTGCCCCGTCAACATAAGTGTCGATATAACCGCCGTAACCGTCAGATACCTTTGTTTTGGTCAAATATACGCATTTTTCCATTGCATCTGATAACAGGCTCATATCTTCCTCCACGGTGCAAGTATGTTTATCAGATACGATTGATCAAATACGCTTGCGCCATTTGTGCCGTTGCTGTTTGCGCCCTTTGAGTACGAATAACCGCCGAATGATTCAGAAGTAAACGGGCTGTTTGCCGCGCTGTCTGCACCGCCGTTTAACTCAATCCATGATTCTGCCCATGCCGCCGCATCGCGTACCGCTTTGGGTATCGACATAACCCACACGTCGCCCTCAAATGCCTCGTCGGTCAAACCGCCGTCGCCATACCGATGTACGCCGTCATTAAACAGGCTACCGATAATGCGGATATATGTACCCGTGGCAAGTTCAAGGTCAATCTCGCCCTCTGTAATGGTAAAATCGCCGCCATACTTCGGGTATGATGTTCCGTCGGGTTTCTTGTCAAACCAATTCCGTAAATACTGGCATATCTGCGTTAACACTTACTTGCTCCGTTTCCTTGTGGTTGCCTTTGTTTCTTTTTTGGGGGCACTTTTTGGTGTGCCCCCCTTTACCTGTTTTGCTATCACTACGGACATATCAATCTCCTTTTTCAAGCGTCAAACCACTTAAATCGTACAACTGTACGTTCTTATGCCCTGCGGCATCGGTCTGAACAACCTTGAATACCTGTGATTCTTTGTCTGTGATCTTTGCGATTCCGTTCTTGTCGGGGTCGTCTATGATTTCTGCCGCGCCACTTCCTGCGCTCGGCTGTAATCCAACCTTTACGCTGGTTGCGTTTTCGTCAATGTCGCTGATCTTGAATGCAAAGAAATATCCTGCTCCCCACTGATCAACAATCGCGCCTGCTTCATCATAGTATTTCAGTGTACCCGTCACTTTGCCGTCCGATACGGTAACATTATCCTGCAAATCAGAAACGCTTGTGCCGAACACTTCAACCTCACCGTCCTCGGCGTTAACCGTGAGGTCTGTTAAAAAGAATCGTCGATCTCGCCCTTGATAACGCCTGCCGCGTACTCAACAAGAATGTCAATGCCCGACATTACAAGGCTTTCGATCTGTGCCCTTTCCTCGTTCTGATAACCCGACTTGATGCCGATGTATCCTGTTTCGTCGGCTGTCAGCGAAAATGCGTTTGCAATATCGCCGTTCATGGTCAGATAATACAGGATGAGATTTTCCTTTGCCGTTGCGACAAACTCTCCCTGCGTAATGCGGCTTGACATAATGACTGTGCCAAGTCCGAGGAAATCCTCAACGTAATTCATGCCGAATGCCGTCTGTGTGCTGATATTTGCCTTTGCAAGATAAGGCGCAACATCAAGCGGATTGACGAAATATACAGCCTCGGCTGTATCGTCCTCAAACTTGATCTGTAACTGTGCCCATGCGTTTGCAAGTGCCTCCTGCAATCCGTTGCCCGTTACGGCTGTTGAGCCCGTGATCGTGCCGTTAAGGAATCCGAACAGGGATGATCTGATGCCTGCCTGCACATCGCGGAGAAGTGCGTTATCAGTTTCGATAACACTTGCGTTATATCCCGACTTCTTGATTGCCTCGGCTGATACAGCCTTACGCCACTTTTTAAGTGTGATCTCGCCTACGGGTGTTTTTTTTGTTTCGTACTGTGAAAGCGGTATAATATCGCCCTCGTCAACCGCGCCACTATGTAATGTGCCTGTGGTTGAGTAAACGTACATGGTCGTTCCTTCCATCATAGGGATTTTACGGGTAACGCCCAGCACTTCAAGTAGTTTGGCAAGGCTGTTGTGTGCAAACTGGTTTACAAAATCAACCTCGCGTACCTTTTTCATTTCGTCTGTAGTGATCAGATTTGTTTCTGCTCCCATAATAATACTCCTCTCTTATAGTCCGAATAGTTCCTTGTTATCAAGGATTGCTTTTTGCCGTTCTGCGCTGTCCTTGATAGCCATAATCTCGTCTTTGGTCATTGTTGCTTTGCCGCCTGTGTTCTTCGGAGGCTGTGACGTATCCGCGCCCTTTTTGTCGGTCGTTTCAATGTGATCTCCCCACTCGTCTTTGATTGCCGCTAATATGTCTTTAGCGGTTGTGATCTTGCCGTCTGCGTCCAGTTCCACGCCGTCAACGTCGCTGTATTTAAGGATTTTCGCAAAATGCTTTTCGGGTATCCCTGCATCTTTAAGGATTTCCTTATAAGCGTTTTCTTTCGCCGTCCGTTCGTCCTTGCGCTTGATTTCGGCTTTGTAGTCGTCAAATTCCTTTTTTAATGCGTCATAATCGCCGCCCGTTTTCACGGCTTTTTCAAGGTCTTTGACCTTTTTTTCAAGTTCGGGCACTTTGTCAGCCTGTGCCTTGTACTTTTCTGCCTCGTCAATCCTGTCCTTTAACCCGTTGACAGTTTCGGTGTGTGCATCAATGATCTCGTCGATAACGTCTGCCTCAATTCCTTTAGAGGCTAAAAACTTTCGCGTTAAACTCATGTTATTCTCCTTTTCTTCGGTGTCAGTGCCTTGACATTTGAATACCTAATGTTATTTAATCACTTTTTTATAAAAATATCAACCGTTTTTTATATCAGCTGTTATTTCATAAAGGATTTTGCGATCTCGGCATACTCGCCCTTGTTTTTCTCGACGGCATTTTTCAAAAAGCGGTTAGCCTCCATTTTGACCGTGCCCTCATGCACATATATGCCGTATTCCACATTTGTGCCGATATATACCGCGTTTTCGTCATTGTTAACGCTGTGGGTTATGCTATTACGCAAATTGCCCGTGTCAATCCTGCGTGGGCTGTTTTCAAGTTCAAGTTTGGCGTATCCCTCGGCTTGTATCCCGATTGCCTCTAACGCACGATTAACAGCATCATCCATTGCGGCTTTGAATTTATCGGTATTGTCTGTGATCTTTACGTCTGCCATTATTCGCCCTCAAAAAACTCACGCCAAAATGGGTTTTCCTTGTAAAACAACGCCAGTTGTTCGGCTGTCATTTTATCCCGATCAGAAAAAATGTTATATTGCGTCTTTTTATCAAAACTAATAACAAATTCGCCCGTCACTTCATCGGTATTATCCAGCCACCATATTCGATCATTTGGGTTTTCCTTGTACCACCTGTTATTTGATGCCACCGCTTGCCCCTTTCATTTGTTTGCTTGCATCTGTATTTATATACCCTAAAATGCCCTTTAATTCCTCGGTCGGCTGGAATGATTCAACATCAACCAGCGTTGCCTTGCTGGTAAGTTTGAAACCATAACTTGTTTTTTGGCTTTTCGTGCATCCAAACCGCCGATTCAATGTCTGCGCAACCGTTCGCCCGTTAGTTTCAAAAGGTTTCCACCCGTTGCCGTTTTCTCTTGCTGATTGCATTTCAAGATATTGCAACCCGTCGTCTGTTTTACGCACTATCGCCGCGTGTTTGCCAGCCACTAAAATATATTCCTTGTCTTTTTCGATACCTTGTAATATTTTTGCCGTGTCGCCAGCCTCTTTTTTAATGGTATGCGTTACAGCCTTTGCGTTTGCCGTTTCAAATACTTTGTCAAGGTTGCTTGACCGTGAAAATAGCCTTTGACTTAATCCGCCCCTGTAATCAGTAACGTCAATGCCGCACCTGTTCGCCGCATAGCATATTGATAACGACGCGCACGACCCGTTTGTTTGATCTCCGCCAGCCAGTTTTTCTATTATCTGTTCTGATTTTAACGGCGTTTGCATCGTCTTAACCGCGTTATGCTCTATTTTATCGGATGTTGCCGCGTTTTGTAACCAGTTATAACTATCCATATTGTTTGTATGGATTGCGTTTGCCGTGGTTTTCGGCTGTGCTGATTTTGTCTGCGTTTGCGCTGGCGCGGCTTGTGTCGTTTTTGCCTTTTTGGGTGCTTTCGCCTGTTTCCACTCGTCGTATGTCATTCCGTCAAGGTCTTTATCCTCGCGGTATGCCTGTGTATTGCGCTCAAACCCTTTTATCTGACCGATAAGCGTGCATCTGCAATTCATAATCAAGTGATACGGTGCGGCTGGGTCTGCTGGGTACATGATCTTTTCGCCCTCAACCTCAAACGGTTCGCCTACCTTGCGCCTCTGCCCGTCAAGTATCCTGTGTTCGTGCCTTGTCCTGCCGTCGATTGTTGCGACCCATTCTTGCATTACATCAATGCCCATATCGTTTGCACGCTTGAAGCCGTCAACACGACCTGCGTTTTGTGTCGCTGTTGTCATTGTCCGTGCGTGCCTTACGCAATCCTTGTAATTGCTTGCGCCCACGTCATTTGCCATACGCTTTGCAAGTTTGGTTATGCTTTCGCCCTGCAATATGCCTTGTATCGCCGTTGATTGTATGTTTTTCATGTTCCACTTTTTGAGGACACCTTTATCAATCAACTCCTGCGTTGTGCGCCCGATCTGTGGCAATACGTCGGGGTTATCTCTCACAAGGCGTTCAACCGATTGTGCGTCATACAGCGTATATGACGTATCCAGCCTTGCGCCTGTTTCTATCTGATATGTTGCAAAGTTATGATTGACCGCGTAAACCTCGGGCATATATCCGTCAGCGATGTTGCGTGCGATAGCATCTGTATTTGCCAAATCAGCCGCCAATTTGTCGCGCATATCTTCCCAGCGTTTGCCGACGCACATTTGACCGTACCGCCAGTCGTTGTATTCCTTTTGTGTGATCTCGCCAGCATCTAATAACGCCCGTTTTTTTTCGTCTTTACGGCGAAAAGCCGCAAAGTAGTTGTCAAGTTTCTGCTCAACTTCCTTTGTGGCTTGTCTGTATTCTTTGCGTAATCGCTTTTCTATATCTTCAAGGATTTTATCAGTTTCCTTGTGGGCAACGTCCATTATTCAACCTCTGTTTCCTCATTGCCTAAAAATAACCCGTCTGCCTCTGCCTGCTCTGCAATCTCCTGCGCCCTGTCGCCGTCGCCTAACAGCGTGACGATCTTTTGCACGACATAATCTTTGGGCAACATATTAGCGGCTGACAATACCGCCGTGATCTCCTCGGTTGTGTTGACCAGCATTGACCGCGTAAATGTCGGTGTTGCGTCTATGCCTGCGATTGTCAATATATGGTCAAGGAAATCGCCCAACATATACTCATAATCATCGGCTTTCAAGTCCATCGGCTTGTATGCCGCTTTGATCTGTGCCGTTACCACGCTACCCGATTTTATATCTGCAAGGTTAAGCGACATATAATCGCGGTATAGGTCGTTTTCAAGCCTTGTAAGCAAATTATCCCTTGCGTCATATGGCAAATCAAGCGTTACCGCCTCGACCGATTGCCCCTCGGCTGGCGATGCCGCACCTACTAAACGCAAGCGGTCAAGGAATTGTGCCAAATCGGGGTCGTCCATACCGCCAGCACCTTTGATTATCCAGTACAACTGTGCGCCGTCAAGGTCATTTGCAAAGCCGTTTTTGATAAAGTCGTAAACATCAATGCCCTCGCGTATTCCGACGAGTTCAGATTGCTTTTCGGGATTGCCCCACAAGGGCACAATCGGGAATGTCGGGTAGTTTTCTCCGTCAATGATCTCCGTACCATCAATGTCGGATTGACTAACAGTGATGATATATTTACGCTTGTCCTGCAATATTTCGCCTTTTCCGTCTTTCCAGCGGTATTCGGTGTAGCCGTCCTCCTCATACAATGTTGCACGCAACGGCTTGTCTGCATCTATCTGCCAAAACCTAACGCCAGCACGCAACGCCCCGTTTTCTTCGTCATATAGCGGCGCAAATTCCGTGATCTTGAACACGTCCAAATGGTCAAGATTCCAAAATCCAAACGAAACGCCGCCGATCAGCGCGTATAACCCTGCCTGTTTAACTTCGCTGTCAAACCTTGCCTTTTGCTTATCATCCGCAAACGGATTGTCGCCCCACGAAATGCCGTTACCCAGCGAGTATTGATTCTGCTGTGTCACAAATCGCTTGAAAAAACCGCTGACAACCTTATGATTCGGCGACCACTTATCAACAACACGACCGCCCGTCAGTGTAGTCAGCATCTTTTGAAATTTCACAAGCGTTACGTTACGCTTTTTGTAGTATTCCTCGGCAATCGCCCCGATCTTGTAATCATCGCTTACCTTGTGCTGGTGTATGATGTTCATTACAAAGTCCATACGATTGCTTTCGTTTTCGCCTACGTTAACAAGGTCTTGATAGGTTAACATTTTATTCCCCCTTATTGATATATGATTGATTTATACGGTGTATCCCGTTTGCCCCACAATACCCTAATTATACTTGCCAAACTGTCGGGCGCATCGTCGTGGTCTGCATTTTCGTTATAATCTGTGATCTGTTCGATGTATTCCTCGTCAGTGCCCTCGACAAATATTACGTTTTTCCACTCGGCTTTTAGGTACGACACGATCTTGATAAACTTGTTTTCGTTTTCAGCGTATTCCGTTACCCTTTCACCCTTGCGCCGCAAGTCTTTAGCCAAATAGCCCTTGTCGGCGTTTGTTTCACAATATATCCTGCCAGCATTAAACCGCTTGCGCCATGATATGATCTCGTCCTCGCAATCATCAACATGTTTGCGCCATAACTTGCCAAATACATAATACTTGCCGTCTGTTTTTCGGCATATCGTAAATGCTGTGTAATCGCTACCGCCATAAGCCGCATCGATATGGCAATAATTTGATTGCTCTATCATTGATGCATCGCCGCCCGTAACAGGATTCGTAAATATAACGTCCTCTGCCGCAATGATCTTTAACTCATAATTGCAAGCAAACAGGCTCGGCAACATTGATTCCTTTAGTTCCGCTATTTTTTCATCACTGATTAAATGCGTATCCTTGTAACTATATGTATGGATATTTTTTGTTAATGTAAATACATCCTCTTTATGCCATTTTGTGCCTAAATTGATAATCCTGCCGCCGCGGTTGCATACATTCTGCAATTCTTGATATTGCAACTTTGTGCGTTCCCTGTCGGCTCTCGATATACGATCTAAAACATTGCATATGTCGTCGGTTATAACAAAGTTCGCGTGTTTTCCAGTGATTGACGATTTTAACCCGATACCGATTAATTGTGACGCTCCCGATGCTGTCAAATACAAATTTGTTGTTATTGCCGATAACGAACACTCGGTTAATATTATCGGCTTTCCGTATATGATCTGTGATAATTGTTGCATGAAGTCTGACATTAATGCCTTGTCAACCATGCGTACCATTTCTGCAACATCGTTATCGGTTTTTCGTAAGAAAATAATATTATCCTGTGGAAATAATACCATTATCAGTGCAATACATACCGATAAACAGGAACTTTTATAACTTCCTCGGTGCGCCAGCAAGGTATATTCGTCGTTGCCAAACAATATATCTTTCATCCACTCGTTATGAGGGTATTCTTTAATGTCCTTAAAACCTATGTTGACCGCAATTTTATACGGGTATTTTTTTATCAATGATAATATTTCATTTATCATATTTCCAAATAAATCCTGCGCCTGTCGGTGCTTTGCCGCGCAACACGTTTGATATTGACGATTTTGATTTCAGATGCAATTTGTCTGCCGCGTCTTGTATGCCGTCAAACCTTGCAATAAATATTCCCTCGCGGCTGAATTGTAATATAGGCACTTTGCGCTTGCTGGATATTTTATTTTTCGTTTCATCCGACAATTTGCGCCCGCGGTTCGCCTCACCGATCTTGCGGCAATGTTCCTTTGTAAACTTTTTGCCTTTTTTAGTCTTTGACATTTTGGCGCGCGTTTCGTCCGTTGCCTTATGTGCTAACTGACCGCCAAAACTCCGATTGTATCCTTTGCTTCTGTCTGTGCTGTCATATTTTCCAATATAATAAACTTCCAGCATATCAAGGTCGTTAATGGCACATTCTTGTATTAATTCCCATGTAAACGCCGCTGGATTCAAATTATATGCCCGTTGCAAATGTTCATTTTCGTGCCTGTTGTGCCTTAAACAACTAAAATGATTGCACAATCTGTATTCCACGTCAACAGATTGCCCGATATACACTTTGCCGTTATCATTGTTTATGATCTTATATATACCGATTATTCCTCGTTGCATTCGTCCTCTTTCATCAGCACATCTTTGATGTATTTTGCCTGTTTTGCCATTTCCTCGTCCGTGACAATCTCGGCTCTTAAATCTTGCCTGTCTGTCATTTGTAAAAAGTTCTTTGCATAGAATATATGCACGGTCGGATTCGATCTCGCCATATCAAACCCCGACTTGCGCAATGATACCTTTCCCTTTGCTCTTTTTTGCTTAAAAACCACCGCAAAACTGTTTCTATACTCACGCTTGCAAAATCGGTCTATTGTATCCTCGCTAACCTCAAACCAATCCGCAATATCCTCTTTGGTACATTGCAACGCACACAATTTTTCAAATTCTTTTTTATCAATCTCTTTTTTCGGTCTGCCCGTCCTTGCCATTTATACCACCTCGGTTCTTTGGGTGTTTATTCTTCCATTAGCTCCATTTCTTCGTCGCTAATGTCTATATCTCCGTATATATCCTTGATTGCCTTGCAATCGCCTTTATAAAAGCATAACACGTTTTGATGTGTCTTGATAACCTTTCGACCGCTAAACATTTGTTTTTTTGCTCTGACCGCACCTGTTCCGACAACCTCGCACAATATCAACTCGTTATACGTCTGCAATCCGTTATCATTAAAACATTTTTTTGTATAATCAATAAAATTGCGATAATACCCTTTTTTATCTCTTATATCGCCCACAACAAATACAGCAAATCTATTTTCCTTTAACTTCCTACACGCTATATCAATGATCTGTTTGTATGTTTCACAAAATCCCTCATAATCCATATTGCTAATATCCTGCGGATTATCACTGTATATTTCCAAATCAAAGTATGGAGGACAACTAAATATCATATCAACGCTATTATCATCAATATATTTGTCTGCATTTAGGCTGTCGTCGCAATACCATACGGGTGTCAAATCCAAATCAGACGCATTTTCGTAATTTGCGTCAATCTGTTCCTGTCGTAAATCAATGCCCGTGTATTTATAGCCTAGTTTATCAGCAACAATACCTCGCACCGACCCACCAGCAAAACAATCGTATATCGCCCCCCCCCGACGGGCAAAACCATTTATACATGATTTCGGCAAGTACTGGGTCAAACACCGATGTTTGAACAGCAATTCCTTTTGTTCCGTTATCTAAATAATTTGGTAAATCGGACGCACACGTTAAATTGTCGCTCCTGCCTTTTTCGCTTTGAATACCAAAATCGCGCCATTGCCGTTTTCTGTCTTGCCAGTATCCTTGTCGGGTATCTAAAACACTAAACGGCGGCACGATAAACGTTTCTGTTAATGACCCATGATCTGTGCTGTCGTCGCCCTCGTCCAACTCGGGTAAATTCCAGTCAATGTCAAAATCGCTAAAATCCAGCGTCGGCACGTCCTCGGATAATAGGTCAAAATCCCATTCGCTCTCATTCAACTTGTTGTCAAGCAACCGCAAGCGTGCAACATCATCATCAGATAGGTTTTCCATACGCACGCACGGCACTGTTGACATTTTAAGGCGTTTTGCCGCGATCAATCGGCAATGTCCGATAATCAGCACGTTATCTTTGTCAATAACCAGCGGTTGTGCAAAGCCAAATGCCTTGATTGATTCCATTACGTTCTTAACCTGTCGCTCGTCGTGCTTTTTGGCGTTTCTTTCGTATGGCTTTATATCTTCAATCGCTATTTCCTCAATCTGCATCTGTTTTACCCCGATCTGTGTGTATTCGTCTGAAATCTGTCCATATCGTTATATTATCACAATTTCCCGTTATCTTCAATGATTTTGCTGATTCGTGCAACCGCAACCTCTGTTACCAGCCGCATCTGTTCTTCGGTATATTTCTGCTTTTCTATTTCCATTTGTTTCCAGCCTGCGGCAATACCGTATATTTGTCTGATTATGTTTATATCCCTATCCATTTTCTGCCTCCAACCGATCTATGCAATAATCAATCGCCAGCCGTTCAACCTCACTGTATCTTACCGACATTCTCATAACCGTTAAGATACCCTTTACCGCTTCATCGTCCAGTCCGAGATAATCTGATTGATCGCCGCTCCTATCGCTACACCCACACCGAACATCAGATAAGTCACTACTATCCAATACAGGCTTTCTTTCATCCATGCTTTTATCAACAACATTATCATTTCCCTTGTCATGTAAACCTCTCCCGACTAAAATTCCTGTTCCCAAAAGCAGGACACTAAACCACATACCTATCAATCCTGCGAATATCCATACTTCCATACTGTCACTCCTTATCCTCGTTTTCTGCCTTGCGTATATTCATCCACATATTTAAGCTTATTCGGCATTCAGTGCATATATCCCATATCCTCCCATGACTTGAAATGCAAAAGTTCAGATTCTCAATAGTATCTACAAATTTAGCGGTTGGCATTTCCTTGCCACAAATATCACATATTGTTTTTGTCATTCTTCTACCTCACTCCTTATCAATTATCTTGCTTACTCCGATTCCTACTAACGCCCCCAACAGAAATGCACCTACAAGCGCATAACCTACTATGTAACCCATACTCCCACGCTCCTTAGTCAAAATAAATGTTAATACTTACAAATCCGATCAATAGATATATGCTCCATCTCGGCTGATAGATAATAGCAAATCCGTATTCATCGAATAGACGTATATTCGTATGCTTTGTTGTGTATATACCCATGTCCGCTCCTTATCTGTATTTGTCGATAACTCTCAATACGTAGTTCTGCATATCCATTGCCCCCATCTGATAATCGTCTTGTGTATCATCAGATTCCCAATGTTCAATATCGGCTCTTATCTTATCCAGCACATCAACTGTCGGTGCATTGAATATCAAGTGTGTGCTTATCATTTCGTGATCGGTTTTACCTTTTAACAATTCATCAGCGTCAATTATCCTCATTCGACATTACCGCCTTTCTGATATAGTGCGTTCCACCAATCTTTTAATTTCTCACAACAAGATGAATACATCATACGAATTAAAGTACAATAAACATCTTTGCCAAAAACTTTTTCAGCCACATCTCCATTTGTCGCATTGTCGGGTATAGGTGTGCCGTTTTTAAGTGCTTCTATCATTTCACTATCACTTACTCTTTGAGTACATCCTATTTTGAGATTGTTATAAGATTTTTCGTCTATATCAATTATCAGCTTCATTCATTCCTTACTTTCTGCCATTATTATGGTTATTGCATACTCTCCGCCATTAACAGTAGAATATAATTTTTTACCAGAAAGAAGAGCATCAATTTCCTCTTTTGTTATGTGAAAAGTTTCAAGTCCGTAGCACGTGTCTACTTCCGCATCTTTATTTACAATATCAAAATCAGTCATTCCTTATCCTCACTTTCTACCTTGTACTTACATTCTTTCTCATCACAACACCATGAATACCATATATCTTCAACATAGCATTTATCGCATGACAAACAAGGTTCTTCCAATATACCTTCATCATCAAAATTCATTTTAGCCATTACTCATTCCTCACTTCTTGTTATGTATATACCACCGATAGTATTTAATACACCTATTACCATGCCTGTTGGTATTGTTTCTTGTGTGAGCAATATTTTTGTCACCATGCATTTTACTTTCGCTTCACTTGGACTTTCTCCTCGACAGGTAATTTTTATCATTCCTTATCCTCACTTTCTGCCAATAGCAATAACAACCTCTGCTACGTTATCAGTAGGCTCAAAGTATTTAGCACATTGCTTCCCTGTTATCTCTTTGATGTTGTATTCATTTTGTCCGTCTGTTATGGTTAATACGATTCTATCCCCGTATAACAACAACATATCATGTAGTTGTTTGATTAAGTCTTGTATATTCATACTTCCTCACTTTCCTGTGGCTCAACCATCTTTGCACCGCAATTAGGGCAATAGTGCATAGGATATATGCACTTGATTATTTCTTTGCACTCTGAACATTTACAATAATTACCATCTGTAAAAGCATACCCATATTCCCAATGTCCTATCTTTGGCTCTTGCATCTGCTTTTCAAGAATATCCATAAGGTTAGCAAGAAACTTGCATACCTCTTGCTGTGTGCCTGTTCCGTCATTATCTCGCATTTCTGTTACGGTTTCTTTTAACTCTTGCCATTGTTCGGTCATTCCTTACCGCCTTTCTGATATGGTGCGTTCCACCAATCATAAGAAAAATATAAATCGTGTTCCATGCACTCCATACTGTCAACAATATAATCTTCTGTACTTTGAACATAATCGTTTCGCTCGTAAGAATAGTATGGGAATATCATCTGCACTATCTCCCCATTAGTCGCATTGTCGGGTATGAGTATGCCGTACGGTTTCAATGGCGGTATTGTTTCAGTTATATCATCATACTGACAGTAACCATCTTTTGTTGAATATACACATTTGTCACACGGCTGTTGCTCTAATGCCTTGATTGCCATTTCAAATGATTTACATTTCCTCTCGGCAACTTCATCTATTTTTCTGCCGTTCATATACTCGTTTTTCATTCTTCTCATATCGGCTATTGCAATATTCCGTTCTTCATTCGTCATTTTCAGCACCTCTCATTTCTTTCAGCACTTCGGCTCTTAATTCCTTTACCGCCCGTCTTGCTTGCTCTAATGTCATTTCATCACTAGGTATGTCACGCCAATCATCCTGCTTCTGCTTATCCTCATACGCTTTAATTTTTGCTATAACTTCTTGGGCTGTTATGGTTTCTCCCCAATTTAACGGACTTGCATAAGAAAGACCATTACCAGTTTTATCTAGCCCAAATACTTCATACGATATCTGTCCGTCATGTATCTTTTTTGCCGCTTTCCATGCATCGTTAAGACCTCTGTTATATGCCTTTTCCTCTGCTTCTTCCGTATCGGTAAAAGGTGTATCTGCTTTCCCATCCTTGTAGCCTTTGTTATAAGCCTTGCGTATCTGTGCTTTAACTCCCTCTATTGTGTTCATTATTATTGCTGTTGCCCGTTGTTCATAATCTTTCATTCGTCTGCTCCTTTTACCTTGTCTGTGATATAATCAACTATCTCATAGATTTCCTCTTTGGTAGCCGTTATATTTTCGTGCGTAACCTGCGAAGCAACCATCATTTCTATGCAGGTTTCTTTTGACGGAACAAAAATACCGATAAGCAATGCTATGATACTTGTTATTATGATTTTCTTGTATATCTTAAAGATTTTCTTTTCGTCATCCTCTAAATCCGTTATATCAACATAATCGTTTACCCACGTTATCAATGCAATTACAGAAAATACCAATGAGAAGCCACCTAAAACGCATAGAAAAACCTTTATTCCTGTTGATACATTCATCAAATAAAACCATATAGGGTTAATGTAATATGTCATTCTTCATCCTCGCTTTCTTTAAGCGGGCTTATAGATTCAAGATATTCCTTTAATGTCATTCCTAACGCCTCTGCCTCTTTAGTCCACTGCTCTGCTTTTTGCATAATCAAATCTCTGTTGAATATCATATATACCAATGCAAGTTCCCTTTCCAAGTCTGTCATATTTTCAAAAATATTATCGTCCATATCATTCCTCGCTTTCATCCAAAATACTCTGTAAATCTCCCACAACCAGGTTATATGTTGCTATCTGACCTTTTATGTACGTCAAGCCTATTGATTGCTCCTGTGCATCACGCTCTAATCTTTCAATAGTGTCCGTGTACTGCCCTATCAGCCATTCGATGTTTTCTCGCATTTTCTCACTCCTTCCAATCTGTCGCTATATCAACAACCGATCTGTCGGCTGTGTGCGTATCCAGTACAATGCCCGTACCGCGTGACGTTTCTATAATTGACCCAAACGGATGTAAATCCCAGTCTGCGGCAACGATCACAAATCCGTTATATGTCTTTACGCCGTCCGATCTGACCGCGTAAACGTCAGATAACCCGTATATACTGTCGGCACGTTCGACAATCCGTTGCATCGGTAAATCGTACCATGTTTCGCGATGATCGTTATACGTTATCGTTCCCAGCCTTGCGGTCAATATCAGCGCAAGTGCCGCAATCATAATTTGCTTATTCATCGTCTTTCACGCTTTCGGGATTGTAATACTTGCACTTGCAATCAGCGTAACAATTACGCCCTTTGTATTGCGTTTCACATACATAATCCATGTTGCCGATCTGATCAATGGCGTGCCAGCCACAATGTTTGCATTTTGGCAAAAAATCCTCTGCGTTAATCATTTTCGCACTCCTTTATCAATTCAATTAACTTGTCAAGGTCTGACAGATAATGTTCCTCTACAGCAACCCTGCCACGCATAAACTGACCGTTGTAAACGTCATTAACATATTTTCGGTCAAGTTCCAATGCCCTATAAACCGATGCTTGCCTGTTTTCTACAAATTCCCGTATCTTATCCATTATTTTGCTCTCCTCTGTTTGATTAGTTCAATTATGTACTCCGCCAACACTTGCAAATACATCATCGGATACCGCCTCACGGCTTGCTGGCATACCGCGATCAGTTCGCGCTTTTCCATGACCGCCGATTCCCGATCTAATTCTGATATATTCCATTTTTCCCAGTATCCGTTGTTGCGCTGGCGTTCCCACTCGCCGTTTAACAATAATTCTTTGTCGATAAAATCAACCCGTTCTATGACCTTTTCATTGATGATTGTGTCGCTCATTTCGCATACCCCGTTAACGCCATGATCAACCCGATTATTAGCCATACAACCGCCGCGCCGTAATTGCCGCGCCCTGTTATTGCCTCTGCCATACCAGCAATGGCTAAAAATGTTGTTACAACCCCTAAATAATACACTTTCATGCTCCCACACTCCTATTCATAATCTTGCATATACTTTGTGCTTTTTTCTTATCGCCCACGCTACCAAATACAGGAATATTGCTGTATCCACGCATATGGCAATAATAGATACCGTCTTTTTGCGATACCACATATGGCTTTTTGCGATCACTCATTTTCCCTCCTTTCCTGCCATACAAATGTATTGTCGTCCGATGTCCAGCCTGTTCTTGTCGGCTTTCCTCGGCTAAAACAATCACAATATCCTTGCGGCAATCTGATCTGCCCTTTATCATCAAATGCCCTTAAATGCCCCGTTATCGCCGCGTAATTACACATATATCCGTAACCGCTGTTTGATTTCATACGGTATTTACATTGCCTGCATACCGCCTGCGTCGCCTTGATTAACATTTGTACTCCCCTTATATATAATAAATACTTTGGTTTATATTGTCAACTGTTTTATGGTATCATTTCAACGGCTATTATACGGAATTCGTGTAAATCTTCCCGACTTATCAATAAATCGGTTAAGGCATCAGCAAATATATTTGTGTCAGCCTTAAAAAAGTTAACCTCGTTTGTGTCTTTATCAATATAATAAATAACCGTTTTTTTAATATCTTGTAAATAATCCATTTTATTGCTCCTTTTTTTCGATCTGCCCCGCAATCTTTTGCGATACCCCTTTGACAATATCCGCAAGTGCTGGCGGCACTTTATCATCAAACTGTTGTCGCTGAACAAGCGTTCGATAATTGCGTTGAAAGTTTGAGGCGATCACGGTGTTAACGTCGTCAGTGTCCGACATTGCCCATTGTCTTATCATATTTGCGCCACCGACCGCCTTTTGTACCAGCGGCGGCAATTCCTCAAACCTTTCCGCGCTGTGATAATTGCCGTCTTGTATTGCACGCTTTACCATTGACCATGCCTCGCCCTCGGATATATACTCGTTATCCTTTGGTTTGTTGATACAGCCAATGATCTGCGATGCACTCGGCGCAAACCCCGTGTTGCTGGTTTTCATGTAGATTTTAAGTGCGCCCATTGCCTGCTCTGCCGTATAATCAGCCAGTGCCCAGCACCATGAATCAACCGCCAGCGTAAAATCATCGGGTTTGAAGTTAGCATATAGCGAATTGATAGTCAGCAAAAACTTTTTGATTTCCTCTCGGCTCATTTTACACCCCCTTTATGCATTCATCCACTTATCATACAATGATTGCGGCTGGCTGTCGCCCGACTTAACAGGATATAACCCTTGCCATGAATTCATAGTCGATTGATCTAATATCTGTATTGCCTCATCGTTGTTGCCTTTGCTCATTTTGATAACTTTGTCCATTTGCTTTTGTATTGCACTATCCGTTGCAAACGGCTTTTTTATGCTTATACGCATTTCAACAAAATCTCGGAAAGCCTTATCCAGCAATTCATCATTTGGAAAATATACATCACGGGTTGCCACGTTTTTTTTCTTGCGCTTTATAGTAGTATTATCATTAGCAATATCATTATTAGTATTATCAATAGTATTCTTGTGTAAAGAATCTTTACACCCCCTATCAAGTTTCTTTACACCCCCCTGTAAAGTTTCTTTACACCCCCTATCAAATTTCTTTACACCCTGTAAAAAAACTTTATACCTATTGACCGTTACATCCTGCATCTGCCGCACGTCCTTAAATAGCAAACCTTTATCAATCAATGAATTTAACGCCTTGTCAACGGTCGGTCGGGATATATTAAGGGTTTCGGATATATATCGTCGGTTTCCTTGAAACCACGTTTCGCCGTCCTGCGTAAATCCATAAATCAAGGCAAATACCAGCAATTCCGTGCCCGATAACCCTAACTCGTTACACATCCAACCAAATACAACAATATAATTATCATTCTGCATAACATTTCCTCAAAATAAAAACCTCATGTCGGGATGATGCGGCATCCACAACACAAGGCTTTATTGCCAAACAGGTACAATATGGATTGTCAAGCAAGTCCGCATACCTGCTCGGCATCTTGAATATAACATACAATCAATCACAAGTCAAACAGATTCATTTGCCCGTCGATCTGATCGCGTTTCAACAACCGCTTGTGGCTCTTTATGCCCTTTAGTATCTCCCGTGCCCTGTGCTGTTCCTGTCGTATGTAATGGGTCAAATTCGGGTCGTCGGGGTCTGTGGCTATATAATAGCCGTTGCCGACGTTAATTATCGGATATTCGGCTTTTAACGCCGCTATTGTCAACCTAACTTTGCGGTCGCTGTGACCTGTCAGCGTTGCCAGCGTTTCGCGGCTGATCGCCTTGTCTGATTCTGTCGGTAAATAATCAATTACACTTGTTATCATATTCACACTCCCTTTCAATATCATTCGTTATTTTGTTCCAACTTTGCCTTAATTGTCTGCATCCGTTTGATTATATTACGGGTGTTATGCTTTGATATGCTGTCAAGGCAATTATCCAAATGCTCGGTTTCAATTTGTAATTGCATCTGCAATATGTCGGTCAGCAATTCAGCCTGTGACGGCGTTAATTTAATGATCATTCGTATATACCCTCCCTATATTCTTCAATTTGCGACCAGCACGGGCAATTCGGCTTATCGTTAACAAAATGCTCCTCAAACTGTGCCTCGGTCAGATAATCAGCCTTTTTGCAATCCGACGCGTCGGTTGATCTGTCGTAAAAAAAGTGTTCGCACGTCCAGCAATCCTTTAACATCACTGCACCCCCTTTTTGTCTAAATGGTCGATTATCATATCAAACACGTCCTGCCTTGCATCCATGATCTGTTGTGATATATACGCCGACAATGCCAACGCCAGCGTATCTGCAAGGGTAAAACCGTACTGGTAGCAAATAGCCGTGATCTCGTTCTGTATTTCGTCAATTGTTTTCATATCAAAATCTCCTTTCGTTTATGCCCGTCCACGCGATCTGACAGCCAAACGCCATGCGCATATTAGCCTCGCCCTGCCTTGCCGCATCCAGCGTTTCATAATCGTATGTGTCTTTGTCGCCGTTATCCCATATAACAATCAGTTCGTATATCATGCTGTCACCCCCTATGCCATCTTTTTAATCAGTGCCAGCAACATTTGATGTTCTGCCGCCGTAATCTTGTCGTGCTGGTATGCAATGTCGATACCGTATTCAATTATGTTGCCGTCAGCATCCCATTTTGTACCGTTAAATACGTTGTCGATCGCGTCCATTTTGTCTTTCGCATCAATTATGCGCTGTAAAAACTTCTTAAACATATTCACTCCTTTGGGCGGTTTCGCCGCCGCCCTCGGCTGTGCTGGTTTATGCTACCCAAATTACCATATCGCCCATCATTGTTATTTCTTCGCTGATGTAAGTATATCCGTTACCCTTGATGTCGTCTATCGCATTATTATATGCGTTGCGTTCCCATGCTTCGTATCTGCTTAATATCTTGTTGTCTGATTTTCTTACTATGATGATCATATCCTACCGCCTTTCGGTGCAAACCCTTGTTACAATCATATAGTACACCTTTTGGTTGATAATGTCAACATATATTTTTATTTTCTTTGCATTTTGAAATATTTTCTTTGCAAACAAAAAGAGGCGGCATAATAGCCGCCCCCTGCATCCCGATCACTGGAAAGGGATTTCCTCGTCAATATTGTCGGGTATCTTCATAAATTCGTCGGTCGGGTTTTCTGTCGGCTGTCCGATTGTTTCGGGTGCATCAGCCTTTTTTTCGACAAACTCGGCGCGATCAACAACAACATCGGTCGTATATACTGTTTTGCCGTCTTTATTGTCGTATTTGCCCGTCTGTATGTGCCCTGTGATACCGATTTTCATACCCTTGCGGAAATACTTACCGATAAATTCCGCTGACTTATCAAACGCCACACATCCGATAAAATCTGCGCCAGCATCCTTGCCGTATCGGTCAACCGCAACCGTAAAGCGTGTGACCGCCATGTTGTCGGTCGTGTACCTTGTGTCGGGGTCTTTTGTCAGCCGCCCGATTCCATTCCATACATTCATAATATAATCTCCTTTCACAAATAAGATTTATTAAATTCCTTGATAAATTGTTCCCGTGTGCCATAATGCGCCTCGTAATATTCCTGCGCCATGCGCTTTAACCGCGTGTCAATCAGTTTGGCATCCTTGCCTGCGTGTACCCCGTTCGGGTGCAAGTCGGGTCGCAACGGTACGACAAACCCGTATTGTTCCGACCGCTTTTTGTTGTATTTATTAAAGATATGATGCACTTCCACGGGAGCATATCCCGTAAAATAACAATGCTCTAAATCATCAGTAAATACGCTAAATAGTTTTTTCGCCATTTTCCCACGCTTTCAACGCCGCTTGCATTTCCTCGCTGGTAGGCACTTCAATGCCTGCGGCTTTCATATCGTCAATAACGCCGTCCAGCAACCTTGCAAATTCCTTTGTAGTGTATGTTGACGACCCATAATAACATAACACCTGTTTTTGCCCGTCGTGATCTCCGACAACCTCGCACTCGCGGTATATCTGCTTGAAGCGTTCAACCGCATCCGCTGGCATTTCGACCATTGTATATTGACCGTACTTGTTAAGGGCGTTGATGTAATAATCCCATTTATCGCCGCCCAGCGCATCAGCCTGCCTCCCTAAACATTCCCACAACAAGCGGTTAGCGTTAACCGACCGCCTGTTATGGTATCTTTTAAGTTCAACGGACAAATCCCGATCTAACAGGTCGTTAATCTCGTTGATATTGCCCTGCAACATATCAATCGTGATAAGGTTGTGACCCGTCGCCCAGTCACGGGCAACGCCTTTGATCTGTGCCTTTATCTTCATGCGTTCTTTATCTTATCCCAGTTCTGATTGATATTGACAAACTGACCCTCGGTTAAATCCGCAAGGCTGGCAACCTTATACAGCCGCATGATCTTTTCCTGTTCAATGCCGCGCTCTTTTAATGCCGCTACAAGTGCCGCAACCTTTTTGGTGTCGATTTTCTGCTTTGCAACTTCCTGCATCGGCTTAACTTCGTGACATTCAGCGTCGGGGTCTTTCATTTCCTCTGTCGGGATACAGAATACTTGAAAGCACGCATACTTAAACGCTATCGACAACGCTTTGTTGGTTGCCTTGTCGCCGCTATCCATGCCCTCGCCGCTCACGACCGCACTGATGCTTGACCCGTCCTCGGCATAAAAAGTATAACGCACCTTGATTATGCTGTAAATCAGCGTACCGCCCTTGCTGGTCTGTCGTTCCTCGCGTGTCTGTTCCAGCACTTCGGGCACGATAAACAACTTATACTTTATCAACGCTGGGTTAATTGCGTTCATAACCGCGTCTATGCCCCTAAACATAAAGTTCTGCGTCGTGTTCCTGCTATCCTTGCCTATTGCCCCGATCTCGCCCATTACGGCGGCTATGGTCTGAAAAATGTTCATATTATCCCACCCTTTCACTCTCAATCTTGTTAATGCTCAAAAACTGTGCGACCTTTTCAATATCCTCGGGCGTTGCCTTGATTTTGAATATTGCTGTGACCCTGTTATCCGTTACCGTATCAAAATCGGGTATAAAGTTATCAGCAATTTCCTCTGCGACTTCCTCTGCAACCGCCTTTTCAATCTGTGGCTCGACGATCTCAACCTTTGTTGCCTCGGCTTTTTTCTTTGCCAATTCTGACAGCCTATTCGCCTCATTTAACGCCTGTCGTATATCAACGGTCTGTTTATACATTTCAAGTGCTTCAAAGCCGTATTCAGGCAAATCTGCCAGCGTTTTCATATCAACCGCGATCTCCTGTGCCTTTTTGTTCAGCGTGTCCTCAATGCTGGTCATTGACGTTGTTGCGTTCAACCACTTCGGGTCAAATATCTGTTCCAGCGTTATGCCGTTAAAATCCAGCGTGTCATAATATGCCCGTATCTGTTCGCTCTTTTGTGCCTTTTTCTCTGCCTCATAAGCCTTGATCTGTTCGTCGATAATCGCAATCGGCTCGTTAACAACCGCAACAAGGTCTTTCATTTGCTTTTCAAACCTGTCATACGGTGCAAGGCACAATGCTTTGATTTCCTTGCGCTTATCTTCCAGCGACTTGACCATTTTGTTTAACTCTGCCCTGTCTGCCTTTGCGTCTTTGATCTGATCGTCGGTATATACCAGCGTTTTGTAATATGCGACCTTTTCCGCGATCTCCGCCTTGATTTCCTCATGGTTAAAATCAATGACCTTTACAAATCCATCGGGCGACGGTGTAATTTTAAGTTCCATACTATCACTCCTTTTCAATAAATCCTGCTTTCCACTCCATGTTTAACAATCCTGCAATCTGCATCATGTCCTCGTCTTTCAACGAGCCACGCTTTATGCGTGAGTTAAGATTCTGCGGCGTTGTGCCTAACTTATCAGCCAGCCAGCGTTGTGACTTGTCACGCGATGCCAGCGCGATCTTGATTGCCCTTTCCTGTGCGGTCATTTTCCCACCCCCTTTCGGTACAAACCTTTGTTTCCTTTGTTTCAATGATATAATAACCCTTATATTTTACAATGTCAACTATTATTTTAATTATTAACACAAAAAAATATAGAGGCATTTCTGCCCCTATATCTTCCGCATAACGCTGTCGTATAATCGTGGATTGATCGCGTACAGCGTCTGCATTAACTCGTCCATTAACAGCCACGCGTCAACTGGATTTTTTCGGCTGATTGCGGTTAAAAACTCTGTATCCCCATATAACCCGACCTGCTCAACATTATTGTTTGCCGCGGAATAGCCGCGCTCTATCGGTTGTGCTGGGTACAAATGATCTCGCACCGTATAAATAGCCGCCAACTTTTCGCAATTCTGTATGCTGTGCTTTCCGTTTGATAATACGTCGATTGCGTCGGTCAGTTCTGATTCACTTAACATCAATCTTCAACCTGTTTCATCCATTCGCGTATCATGCGCTTAACTTTGCTGTCATCGGTGTTCATTTCCAGTTCGCGCAACTGTTCCATGATCTCGTCATTGTCGCGGCTGTATCTGTTTGACCTGTTGCCGCCGCGGTTTTCGTATGATCTGTTATCATAGTCATACATCATATCGTCGTTTGAATAACGCCCCATGCTGTCGCGTCTTGCATTCCTGCCGCGTCCGCGTGCGCCCGACGACCCCTCGTCGTCCATTGCATCAATAATATAACAAATAGACTTGATTGAGTGCGTCAGTTTATCAACCGCGTCAAGCGACCCTGCTGACAGTTCGCCCTTTTTGGCTATATCTTCAAGTTCGCGCATGAGCATCTGTTTGAATTCTTCCAACCTGTGCATAGTGATCTCCTTTCTCATGCTATACGGTCAACAACAAGGTTTGCGTTCTGTACCAAGATTGCTGGTGCTGGCGTTGCCGCGTCTATTGAATCCGATGTATTCTCAACGCTTACATTAAAGCAACATCCTTTAGGCACTCGGATTATCGCGGTACTGGTTACATTAAAGAAGTTCTCCGTTGTAGGAGGGTCGGTTGCCACGTCTGCTGGCGTAACAATCGCTCTGCTCGTCAATATAGGCTCGCCGTCTATTGCAAGTGATACACTTATCGGCTGTGCCGTACCTGTGCTGGGTACGGCAATGTTGCCGTTAAATGTTACTTGATATGTTGCAAAACAAGCGGTCGGGCAATTAACGATACCACGGAGAGTTACAATACCACTTTCGGGTCTGTGATATACATATCCTTTGTTACAACCGATTGAAGTTGTAAGTAGTACAGGCTGATTAGGATTGACAGTCTGCACATCATTTTTAAGAAACTCTGCCGCCATTGTTCATCCCTCCTTAAAACCCGTTGTTACCGCATCCGCAACCGCACCCGTTGTTCTGTGTCGGGCAAGTAAATATCGGTGTGCGTCCATATACAGGCATTGACGGTACGGGGCAATTTGAAAGACGATCATATAACTGGTCTACTTCATTAGCAAATCCCTGCTGTATAAATGCGTTCTGTGCTGTCTGACTTGCCGCAAGGTTTGCCATTGTCAACTGACGCTCAAGGTCAGCAATCTTTGTGTTCTTGCTGTCAAGTTCTAACTGGCAAAGTTTATCAAGTATTGCCTGTGTGTTAGCCGTCTGATTAGTGAGAAGGTCGCGCGTATTGTTTGCATCAGCAAACCTTGTAGCATTGCCCTCGTTCTGAATGATGTTCTGTGTCTGACAATTAGCCAGCCTGTTTTCACAACAACAATCAGCAAACTGGCTCTGCAATCCGAATAACTGTTGCATATTAGCCATTGCGCGTGCGTTTGCGCCCTGCTCTGCGTTTGCAAATCCGTTTGATACGGTTGCGTTAATGCCTGCAAAGCCGTTACATAACTGTGTCTGCACGGCGTTGATTCCGTCACGAATAGACGTAACGTTGTTGTTCAGCATCTGATCTCTGAATCCGTCTGATGTGATCTCTGCTTGATTCATCCACGGATACAGCATAGCACCGTCAGCCGCAAAGCCTCCCATGCCGCCGAAACCGCCGCCGAATCCCCAGCCGCCGTTACCAGCAATGAGGAGTAAAAGAATTATCCATCCCCACGAATCGCCGCCGAAGCCAAAACCGCCGTTTCCATTCCCATACATGGGAGATACGGGCATTACCATACCGCCGTTGCTTTCGTCTGTTAAAGCCATTTTTAACTCCTTTCTACCTCATATCTTTTTGAGGTTAGTGACTACCATCTGTATTGATAGTCAGTTAATAGTTTCTATATCAAAGCCCCGTACGCTGACTTTAATATCAAAACGGGAATTTACTCTGTATCATTTGCCGCACGTTCGGCTGTTCCCACATTTGTTTTGCTTGATTTACCTGCGCTTGATTGACGCGTCCCGAATTTAACAGCATTTGCGCTAAATCGTCGGGCGTTTTTGCGTCCTTTAGTCCGTTTATGTTCAATCCTGTCAGCATCTGCAATATTCTATTCGGCATCATCGTCAATTACCTCTTTTTTCTTTGCTGGTGTTTTCTTGCTTTTTATCCCGTCGATTTCGCCCCAAATCGCCTTAATTTCGCCGTTTAATTTGTCAATGGTAGATTTTACCGCGTCGATTTCATTATTGCCGTTTTCGGGCAAATCTGACGACGGCTCGGGCATTTCCTCTTTGACAAGTCTGTACCGCGTGATCTTTGGCGTATCAAATTGCGACATTCCGCCTGTCTTTTCCATGACAATCGGCTTGCCCTCAATCTTAAAGGTCACGCAATTACCAACCGCAACGGGGTAATTTTCAACCATTTCCTCGCGTGGTATCACAATAAAGCCGCCGTTCTGTATCTGCTGTGGCGGCTGTTGTGCCTGCATCTGCTGTTGCTGAATGTTTGGGTAAAAGTTCTGCGGATAATACGGATTGTTGTAATATGCCATGATTTACTCCTTTCGGTATGCGTATATAGGCACTTGATCGCCACTCGCCCAAGTGTCAAAATAATCGCCGTCAACGACCGCAACGGCGTGTGTACCTGTTCCAAGCACAAAAGTGCCTTTCGGATTTTCTCGGCAAAAGTCGTTAATAGTAAAACAATCGGGGCAAGTGTTAGGTATCAACTCACGTTCAAAGCCTTTATCACGCAATAATGCGCCCCATACGGCGTTACTATTGCCCCAGTCGTATAATTCAAGCCCTTTCATTGATAATTGCAAATATGCTTCTTCCCACGGGATATTTAATACTTTGCTGACCGCACGGATAACACAATCATCCGTCCTCATATGTGCTGGGTTTGGGTTAAAGTGAATAAACATAGAATTGCCCCCTTTTACGTCTAATGATAGACGCAAAAACAGCACCCCACAATGATGTGAAAGTGCTGTTTTCGGGAGTGATTAGTGAATGATAATAAGGGTATATGATCAAAGCCGCTGGAATAGGCTCTGTTGCCGTTTATATACTATCGTTTTAATGTGCCTTACCGATATGTTAAACTCGGCGGATAACTCGTCAAATGTTTTGCCGTCAATCAATCGGCGTTTCAATATTGCCCGATCTCTTTCGTTGTGTATATATTCATCAATCAATGCCGATATTTGACTGTTGCTATAATCAATCATGCCTTGTTTTTAATGCGCCCTGTGCCGTGACACATATTACATTTGCGGTATCCGCTGTTGCCGCCTGTTTT